GGATAAACATCAGCCCCTGGCCTGTATTCGTTATACGCAAAAACCTGAACGCCTTTTTTATTGTTCAGATCGAAATCAGGAATAAACACCGGAGCATCTTTGCCGACACTTGAATACCTGCCCCATTCTTTACAATACCAATATCCGTTGTCCTCTTTTGACCTCCTTAAATACTGAAAGGGGATATGCCTCAACTCTGCCGAGCCGTCCATCTTCCAAAGAACTTCCAACCTGCCGCCTCCGAATAACTCAATATCCTGAGCAAACTTTTTATAAACCTTGTTAAAGGTTTCACCGGATGAATTTACCTTAACATTTCCACCCTCGTAACCTTTGCCGAAAATGTAAACGACCTTACCATTTACAATAGCGTTATGGTTAGAACTCTTATTATACAGGTACAAAAGATGCTGCGGGAACTTGTTATCCTCCCCGAATAAAATCCAATCTTTAGATTTTACTTCTTTATACTCAGGTACTTTGTTATCAGCAAAGCCTAAGAACATTATATTATCAGTAAACTTAGCCTGCATACTTCTTATACGTTGTGGCTACATCGTACTTCTCAAATTCAAACTCAGTAGCCGGATTCAAAACCAATATCCCCCGTTCAACCTCTGTTAATCCTGTTGGATCTGTGTTGCTGCTGCTGGCCTGCTCGTAAACCTTATACGAATACTCACCAGCAGGCTTGTTAAGGAAAACCGTTGATGTGTTTATAGTAAACTTGTTGTACCTATCCTGGTAGCTGCTTTCATCCTCTGCGAATGAATAAATTTTTGTAGCCGTAAACCCCTCAGGATTGCTGGTAAAAACAAAAAGATAATAGCCACTACTCAACGTTCTTTTCTCGTTAAGTGTGACGATTATCGTTTCGGCTGTCTGCCCCTGAGTAAATACCAGCATAACTTTAAATGGCATTGACTGTAATTTGTTCCAAAAAAAAGCCGTCCCTACTGAGGACGGCCTACACCACTATTCACCTGAAACTAATCTACGGAGTTGTTAATGCGGATATGATACCGCTTGAAACTTCAAGAGCCGGGTTTTTGTTGTCACTTGTAAAAGCCAACGTATAACCATTTCTGTCACCCATTGCCGTACCTGAGGCAGCACTTCCGCCTGATCTTTCCAATCCATTCTCCTGGCCCAAAAGCCAGTATTTACTATTACGATCCTCTACAACTGCTATCAGCCTGTTTTGTGCCAAAAGTTTGATCTCCTGAGAAGTTGCAGCCTGCATTTTGTTAAGTACAATATTCAAAGTCTGCACATGGAAGCTTGTTCCGTTCTCTGCCGAATCGTTATAAGCCTCCTCAAAATTACTTGTACCCCTTTGCAGGTTGTACTTGTAAAAACGGCCATTGTTAGCTTTGGAAATCGCCGAAGCTATACCGGCTGATTCAGTAATGCCGGAAACGTTATCGAACTCAATAAAATAAACTGATTTAATACCGCCTGCACTATCTCGGCAGGATAAGGTATAGCCAGTTGTTAATGCACAAGCCATTTTAAAATATTTAAAGGGGAGTTTCCTCCCCTGTTAATTAAGAGTTAGCGTATTCAACAATCTCACCAGGGAATGCAATCTGCCAGCCCCTGCGATAACGGAAAGAGTACTTAACGTTATCGTCATCCTGAGAATACCACATCCTTGCTTCTTCTTCTTCGTTCTCCATGTCAACACCCAGGTAAAGGTTTGTAGCCGGATCAAGGGCAAATACAAACGGATTAGCTGCACCACTTGCAGAAAGTAAACCGTCCAACCCGTGAACAGGTACGATCTCATGCACTGAACCTTCGGCCATCATACCCTTTTGGTTACCTGTTCCGGTAACATGGTAAAGATTGTCAGCAAATACCTTTTGACGGTAAAGCTCTGCAAAGTCGTAACCGCAGAATATTTTTACATTTGGATTACCCACCAACACAGATACAGAACCAATCTTACTTACAATGTTCTGAACTATTGTCCGAACATTAGAAGTTGTCACAGAGCCTGCAACGGCTGTTGCAACGTTTGTACCTGATGCGGCAGCTATGATCTTCCTCAAACCATCGTAACGGTTAAGGTAAGCATCTGTACTTGTAGTATCACCCTGCCAGTCCAGTTTTTCCTGTTGTGCTTTGATCTGAGCAACAAGGTCAGCCACCATTGCAGCCGGGATGTCGCCTTCTGACTGATTCTGTCCTGGACGAAGTAAGAACTGTGTCCACTTAGCCTGCAAATCACGGAAACACAAAGTATCCTGGTATTTAACCGGTTTTGTTGTGATAGTACGCTGAGTAAAAGTAGATCCACCGGATGCGTTAAAACCACAACTTGCGCCATCCTGAGGGATAGGAGTTGAGGTAAGTATCTGCAAAGCCGAAGCAGATTTTACGCCGGTTTGTAAATTAGCATAAGATGCAGTTTCGGCTGTGAACTGCAACGCTGTTAAAAGCTCCTTCGACTGTTCATTAACGTAGTCAGTCAAACTCGAAACTGTGAATCCTGTTGCCATTGTTTATTTGTTTTTAAGATTTTGTAAAATGTTTGCAAGGTTTCTCACCTTGTCTGCTTTTGTTTCTGCCTTTTGAGTGCTGAAATTGTTTTTATCACCCACCACACTATCGGCAGTAGGGCTTTCGATTATCTTACCAACCAATTCAAACAAAGCCTTGATGGTTTCATCTGCCTTGTTGAACTTTTCAGTAAATTCAGAAAGTTGTTTGGCCTGCTCTGAAAACTTAGCCTCGTAGGAATTAGCCAGGTCGGTAAACTTTTGATCAATAGCCGCAAATTGTTCGCTGTAATCAGTTGTCTTTTGCATTTCTTCAGCAGGAGCCGCCGCAGGTTCTACCGCTTCAATCACACCACCTTCGCCAACTGTTATTTTTGTGCCGTCTGCCAATTCATGAACACCGGCAGGGGCAGGGGCATCGCCTATCTTAACCACGCCGCCCACTTCCAATTTGTCAACGGTAACAACCGTTCCATCTTTCAAAGTAGCCTCAGTAAGTTGCACCGGAGCAGCCGCCGCAGGTTGTGCAGGGTTGCCCAGGAATTTTTCCTTAAACTGATTCCACAAATCTTTTATCTCTGACATAAAAAAGTTTTCTTCCTTTAAATGGCTTTCGTGTTTCTGTGTTCCACTTATCTGCATGAAACTGAATATCCCCTCAACGGAAAATCCTTTTACCTCGCCTGATTTTATCCGGTTCCATACTTCTTCATTATCTACTTTGGCTGATATAAACCATGTACCGTCCGGAGAATCTTCAAAACCCTTCATTGGGCTGATTCCCCTCTGTGCGTCACTTACAAAGGATTCAAATATTGTCACCCCGTCAAGTGACAGGGTAGGATCATGGAAAAGATTAATATTCTTTTGATAATCCTTTTTGAAAAACTTGATGGCTATCTCCCTGATGGTTTCGGGAGAAAAGAAAACGTTGTACTCTCCGTTAGCATCCTTGCGGTAAATAAGCTGGTTGGCTATCATTGCAGGCCCGGAGATAATCCGCTTTTCCTCGTTGATAGCAAACCGTAAAGGCTGATTAAATGCTAAGAAGTTTTTCTCAATCGCTGGTTTGTCAACCAATGCGACAAAGGAAACCTCAACATCTGAGCTTTCCTCTGGGTTTATCACCATTTCGTAAACAGGTAATGCCATGCCCTTAAATGGCTGACATTGCCCGTTGTTCCGTTTAAAGCCTTGCTGCCCTGTTTAATCGCCTTATTCTCTCCTGGTTGTTTGTTACATCCGATTCGACAACAAATGCCCTAACGGTTGCATTGCCGATCTGGTTAATCTGATCCTGTTCCAACCTTGTCCGGCTTGCAAGTGGTGTCTGTGCCTGTAATGGGGCAGATACATTTTCTGTTGTACCACCGCCGCCACCTGCTGCACCATATTTTGGTACATTGGTTTTTACAATATTCCTAACTGTGACAAGCCCCGCCGCTATTGTTGCAATCATTTGAGCAACTGCAAATCCTGGTATTGCCCCGGTGACAGGGTTCCTTGCTGTGTTCTTTAAAATATTTGATGCTGCGAGATAAGTGTTTATTGTGGCTTCTGCGATTGCTAAAACCTTACCGGCTGCGGTCTGTTTGCCAACCAAATCAGATAAAGCACCTAATGCATTACCTATCCTTGCTGGTAGTGCTGCCCTGCTGTTCGCTATGTATTCCTCAATAGCAAGCTGCTGTTGTAATTCATTGCTTATTGATATTCCGGTGAACTTTACATCAGCAACTAACTGTTTATTTAATTCCTTAGAAATAGCCAGCCTTTCTTCTTTATCTGTCCTTTCCTTTTCAATAGCAGCCCGCCTTTCTCTTTCTTCAAACTTTTGCAAAAAGTCTAATTCCTGAACCTCTTTTTCTTTTATTATTCCAGCAGGAGTTGTGGCTGTTCCAGTACTTTGTGTGGATTTAGCCCCGCCACCAACTGAACTACCTATGCCGGTTAGCGAACCACCCACTTTAACAGACTGCCTTAAAAGGTCATCTGCCATTTTGTTAATCCTGTCTGCACTCGATAATTGTTGTCTTAGCTTTTCAAGTGCTGCCTCTTTAACGTTGGTTGGAATATCAGCCTCTTGTATTGCCTGCTGCTTTACTAATATTTCAGCCGTATCTTGTGCAGCCTTTGCATATAAAGCCTGAGCCTGTGCTTTTAATCCGGTATTTTTTATAAATGCTTCTGCATTTTCATTCAGTATCTTTTCGGCTTCGTTAATACTATTTGCCGTGCCTAATGTTTCCCCGTAAGTGGCATTAAAGTTCTTTAAAACAGCTTCTTTAGATAAAAACCCATCTTTGGCAAGTTTTATCTGCTGCGACATTTCAGCAACCTCGGCTCTTGCAGAGCCAGCCGCTTTTGTAAAGTCTTTTATACTATCATTGTAGGCCTTTAAAGCCTCGTCTTTCTTTCTGTCAAACAAACCTGCCAACGCTAATCCCAAAGCCGTAACACCTGCAATGGCAACCCCTATTAAGCCGCTTTTGCCTAACGTATCAACTAAAGTCTTACCTAAGTTCTTAAACGACTGAATAGAATCGCCTATCTGGTTCAACCCCTGACTGAGTGCTAAAGCTGACTGTACTTTCAGTAGTTGCTTTTGCACCTCCTCACTCTCCACTCCAAGTAAACCCATTGCGCCGGTCAATGCAGTAAATCCCCCTAACACACCGTTCAAAGCCTGACCTAACGCTACAAACTTTTTATCAGGATTAAATGAATCTACAAGCTGTTTGGCATCGCCTAAATTATCCTCCAGTTCAGCCACTCGTTTAGCCGCTTCTCTTGCCTGGTCTGATGTTAAACCAAACTGCTGAGTCATGGCCGCTAAATCACCTTTAGCCTCCTTTAAC